TATGCCTTAATTCTGATGGGTGGACTCGAACCACCGACTCTATTATTCTCGCTCTCCCAACTGAGCTACATCAGAACCGTTTAACTGAACCATCAGCCATAAGCCCAGCCCAATCAAAACAATTTTTGATTTGCTCCCATATCAGGTCACACCTTCACGGGAGGAGTTAATTAACTATCCGGTTTAAGTCGTCCTCACCGGAAACGGAGTTATACTAGGATATTTGTCAGTAACTCACACTGACTACATGTACATGACCTGTACGTTCATGACCGCACAGGATTACGTTTCACACCTTTTACATCTGTTGATACGTTAAACGCCAGATGTGACCGGACACCAGCCAAAACATATAGTCATGATGTACTGAAGGACTCCAACCCTCACTTCCGCTTTATAAGGCGTTGTTCTTCGCGATTAAACTAAGTACCTATATGTAACCGGTTGGAGTGGGATTCGAACCCACGGTTCCTTTTGAGAACACTGATTTTCAAGACCAGCTCATTAAGCCACTCGGACACCCAACCAAAAAGCCGACAATGACTATGCCAAAGTCGGAGTCTGTATCTACACATGGTAGTACAGGTATCTCGGTGACAGGATTCGAACCTGCGACCCCTTGATCCCAAATCAAGTACTCTACCAAACTGAGCCACACCGAGAGAATTTGCCGGGATTACCCGCCCGGCACGGGTATATCATGGAGGTTTACAAAGTAAACTTGTTGGCAATATCCATTAGCTTACTAGCCAATTCCTTATTCTCAATTGCTTGCTTCTGAGTCTCATCTGCAATCATAGCTGATTGTTCACTTCTCTCAACAATAACTTCAATCGCTTCACTGTTTTCTACGGCAGAAAGAACAACTGCATTAATATTGTCAGTAATTTGTTTTATTGAATCACTTAATTCATTTACAAAACCACTAACAGTATCAATATCATTCTTAATATCAACTACTGAATCTGAATATGTGATAGAACGCTGAGAAAATGTTTCAAATTTCTTTAATACATCTTCTTCAATGAAACTAATGATACTCTGAATACAATTATATACTGCATCAATACTCTTATTAGATTCTTCACACATTTCCTGAATGTTTGTTGCGGTCTTAGCAGAATTATCAGCAAGCTTTTTAATTTCACCTGCAACTACCGCGAAACCTCTACCAAATTCTCCAGCTCGTGCTGCTTCAATTGCTGCATTAAGAGATAACAGATTCGTTTTATCTGTAATATCAATAATACTTGCAGCCATATCATTAATTTTGGATAAACTCTTTAAGTCTTCCAACGCTTTATTAGCAGAAGCTTTTACCGAATCAAGATGTTCCTTACTATACTGATATGCAGTCTCAGCATCTTCTCTCATCTGACTTGCACTATCAAGCATTTGATCACTTGATTTACTACTGTTTTTCATACTTTCAACGGTAGATTCAATTGCATTTTGAATGTTAATAACTTCAGTATTAATACTTTTTGTTGCATCATTTACATTCTCAAGACTTGCGGACAACTCTTCTGTGATTGCAATATTTTCATTTACACAATCAACCAAACCAGAAGCATTTTCATGCAAATTCTTTGCTCTTGTATCCACTTCTGAACTGCAATCTTGCAATGTTTCAATAATGCCTCTTAATGCCTCATTAAGAGTTGTTGATGCAAAAGCAATTTCTCCTAAATCATCTTTTCTGTTTAGATATTTTTCTAAATCTGAATTTATACTAATATCATAACCAGCCATGCGAAGTAATGCACTTCCAATATGACCTAAAGGTTTCATTGAAATTGAGATAACCAAGAATGTAATAACTGAAATTATCACTGCGGCAACAAACATTAACACACAAAGAATAATTTTAGCTGATTCTACGGAAGCAAAAATTTCTTCTGCGGTATCTGTAAGTACTAATACCCAGCCATGATCTGTCATATTATTAAATGTAAAGATATCTCCATCTTCATTTTCATAAAATCCTTCGGATTGTCCTCTACATGCATCCCATGCTGCTAAAAGTTTTTCATCCTTAATTGGCTTACCAACCATTTCTTCATTTTCATGAAAAATGTATTCTCCGGTTTGAGTATTAATTAAATAATATTTTGCATTTTCCATACCATTCATGGGTAAATCGTTTAGAATTTCTTTTAATCCTGATGTAAAAATGCCACAACCAACAAGACCGATTGGATTATTTTCTTCGTCAAATACTGCTCGATACATGGATATAATCTGTTGTCCGGTTGCAGGAGATATAATAAATCCTGTATTATAAACACCGTCTGCTTCTAACATTGATTTATGTAATGCATCTCGATAGGCTCCTTCTTCACGAGTTATCATACCAATTACAGGTGGATTAGTATGTGTTAAGATATGTGTAGTCCATTCAGATGCATAAATACCTTCAAGATTAGTAATATCAGCACTAAATGTTTCAGTATATTTTTGTGCAATTGCTTGTGCAGTTGCATCTGTTGGATTCTTTAAAAGATTAATAATATCATTAGCTCTACTATAAGCAGTAAGAGAACCTTCTACTTCATTAATATAATTCTCAATAATAACTGTATAACTAGATGTAATTGTCTTCATACTATTAATGGTATTGTCTCGAATATTACTTGTAAGTTGATTATTTACAAATAAATGAGTAAGAGAAAATCCGATAAATACTATAAAAGTATTTAAGCCTGCAATAAGGTAAGAAAGTTTACGTTTTCTTTTGTTGTTCATGTCATATCCTTTCGTATGTAAATTATTTTATTTTAACTTTTTGGGAGCCGAATAAAAGTAACTATCTATTGGGTATTACCCATTTTCAAAAGCCTTAAAAATAAGGATTTTTGAAGGTGTTAGAAACGCCTCTATCTGATATCTATTTAAGAATATCAGATTACTTTTCTCTGTTTCATTTAATTTCGTTAAGCTATGCGTTTTTGTGCGAGTGACGCATCCCACTCGGTACAAAAGAAAGAGAAGGTTTTATGAAATATACCAATATGAGGTACTGACTGGAGTGACAGGGATCGAACCTGTGATGCCAGAGCCAAAATCTGGTAACTTAACCGCTTGTTCACACTCCAATAAAGGTAGTAAGAGATTCGAACTCTTTCACCACATCTTGTGTATATAGACCAACACTACCTTCTATATTAAATTGTTCTTAAATCTTTTCCCATTCCTCTTCAGAATAAGTGTTAATTTCTCTTTTATGTCTTGGTAGATTATAAGAATCACACCATCTTCTCACTGAATTATCCGTGACATTGTATTCTTTTCCTATTTGAACAAATGACATTGTTCGAATTTTTGTTTTTAATACATCTCGTGAAGGAGCCTTATCACTACCAATCATTTTTTCTTCATTATTCTTCTCATTTTCTTCGTTGACATAATATTTATGCCATCGAGAAATGATGTCTCTATCCACTCCTAATATCAATCCGGCAGAAGAATATGAATTTGTTTCTAAAATCTTAAATAGTTCTTCTTTTGCAATTTTAGGTCTTCTACGTTCTTTGTCATAACAACACCTACAAACTTTTGCTTCCTTGTTCATAAAATGTTCCTTACATTTTGGACATAAAACTTTATATTTCCCATATCCATCATAAAATCTCTGACCATCTTCATAAAGACCATACATGGCAGGTTTTCTTACCTTGCCTTGCTTCTTTTTTTGTTTTGTGTGATCAATATTTTTCCCGGCAAAATTATCTGTTAAGGAATGGCAGTTCGGACATAATAATTCAAGGTTTTCCAACCTGTTGTCGCTATGAACTCCATTTTGATGATGAAGTTGTAAAGGGATCGGACTTCCTAACCATTCCATTAATCCACAAGATTCACACTTATGTTCTTTTAGTCCTACATCAATTAATTTTCTTTTTATATCATTCCCTTTATTATATGTACTATTTTCAACCAAAATATCTTGCAAAGACATTCTTTGTTTATTATGTAGGTTTTCAACGAACATTTTATTTTCTTTTGCTCTGTTTTCTGCGATTTTTGTTAAATCAAGTTGGTATTCACCAATTATTTTTCTTAATGTCGTATAATTAGAACCATGATCACACATATTCAATTTTCGAAGAACTTCTTTATAGCTGTTAGAACTATCTAAAAGCTCTTGTAGCTGGTCTGGAGTGTAGTTGTATAACTGGCTCGCCATACCCAGCATAGACTACTACGCCATATTCATCATCTCCTATCATTTTAATTTTTGTACTCTCACTTATTTAATTTATTTGAGCTTTGAGTATTTTTTATTGTTCCCCTCGGAACATCTTTATACTATCATACTCAAAATCATTTGTCAACACCTTTTTTTCAAATATTTTTAATTTCGTTGAGCTTCGTTAATGTCCAGCCATATCTGCATCGTGTAAAAGTAGTAAATCCGCAATAAATTCAGCACCAATCTCTTCCGATTTAAGTTAGTAGAATCAATGCAAACATTAAAACCATTTCTTAAATCATTTTTTACTCTCTTATATAATATAGAGAATACTTCTACATTTTTACTCTGGTCATTTATGTCTCCAAATTCTTTTCTTACCTCATCAGAAGAATGGATAATATAACCTTCTAGTGTTAACTTCTCAGCATACATGCTCTTTCCGGAACCAGGAAGACCTGTGAGCATCACCAATTTACTCATTCCTTCTCTCCCTTCATCTGCGATGCGATTTTTTCACACATTTCTTCAATCCGCATAGGTCTAATTTCTCCCCAATCATCTTCAACTGTTGGGAACTCATTGTTCAACTCGATTAGCAATTTTGAAAACTCATCAATCACGTTCGCACGGAGTTCTGCTTCGGTTGCTCGGTTGTTCCATATTTCGATTGCTTCTTCTCTGTCAGCATAATCGAAATATGTGTTACAACAACATTCTTCACATATAAACTGATAAGATACTGTTCTTGCATCTATCTGTTCGGGAACTATATGCACTTCTCCACCGCAAAACGGACATTTCTTCAACTCTGCCATCACTCCACCTCCGCAATCTTGATACGTTTTCCACAGTACGGACAAAACTTATAGCTGTTCTTATAATCGTCATCAACTTTTCCACAAGACGTCATTTGACTGTTTAGATGTTTGTTAGTATGGTCTTTCCACTCGCAACAATCCGCTTCCCACTTTGCTTCGGCTTCGGTGATAAGTTTGTGTACTTTATCTCGGTTGACATACCTAATGGTAAATAAGTCAATCTCATGCAGTTTTGCTATCTGCTCTCTCAACCAATCAAATATCTCATTTATTGACATATATATATGCTCCTTTATAATTACAAATTTATAATTACAGGGTGTAAATATACACCCACTATCTCCTTCGTAAATCCGGAGAATACTTTTCTCATAATTTGATATGCAGCATTAACATCTGCATTTATTTTTGTGCCATCGTTACTAATAAATAATCCTCTATGTATCCTACGTTTCTTGTTATAGTTTTCTTTAATAGGTAATTCATTATCTAAGAACGAAGTACCACTTGTATAAGCTTCTTCAGTTTCAATAAATTGAATGCCGAAGTTTTCTGCCTTATACTTTAATTTACTAATAAATGATTCATATGGTATTTGTACAAATTGTTGGTTAACAAATCGACTCATATCACATTCTTGTTTCCACTTATCATTCTTGCCTACAATAATTGTTCCAATGTTATTTGTTATACAATAATCAATAATCCATTTACTTACACAATGCATAAAGTAATCCATCTTGAACTTTCTTTTAGTAGTTATCTTCTGCATATATTTAGTCCAATCAAGATCATTAACAGTTTTTGCAAGACTTCTATGTTTTGAGATTTCTTTATTCCAATATTGATTATAAGATTTAACCCCTTTGCCATTAATAACAATTGGCTTCTTACCGATGTTATTTACCATTGTTACAAAATTGTTTACTCCTAAATCTATTGAAACAACTCTATCTTTATCTAATCCCAAATCATTCACTTTAGTCTCATACACGATTTCAATTATGTAGCAACTGCCCTGTGGTACAATTCTTGTTGATAAATGATATCCGGTTATATTTGTGCGAAACATATTATTAAATGACTTCAATCTCTTAAATGCGAAATACAAATATCCATCATGAATTTGTGTTTGCCAATTTGTAAGAGTACAAACAAACCTTCCATCTTGCTTTAAATACTTTGGAATTTTAGGCTTGGCAAAATACTTACTTGGATTTTTTGTATAATCTGCAACTGCCACTAGGAATGACTTCCAATTATTACAAAGAATTTTTGTAACCATTTGAGCCGAATTGGAACCAAGTTCTTTGAATGCATTAGTATACTTCAGTTCTTTATTTAAGTCTCCATATTTCTTAACAGTACCTTCTTTGATAAAAGCTTGTCTCATAGTATAGTTACAAAGATTATACATATTCTTTGATTGAAAACATAATAAATCGCAAGCTTCATACATTGCATGATTCTTTTTAATTACATGTCGTTCTATTCTTTCGATACAATCACCTCTTTTCAACAACAATCTTCATCTCTGCTCCTTTCATTCCCAATCCAAACGCTGACCGCACTTAGGACAATAAATATCTTTCCCGCAATTTACATATACGATGCTGTTACAACTCGGACAGAAATGATGTCCATACCATCTCGGCTTCTTCGGCTCTGCTTTCTCGGTCAGTTCGCACAGTTTTTCCAACCACAAAATAATACTTTTGTGATATTCAATATCTGCGTAAAACTCTTGTGTAACAGCATTATATTTTGCGTACTCCTCTCTGCTCTCGACTATATGCTTTTCATATTTGATAGCTCCGTCAATTCGCAATCTTTCACTCTCCGTCATGCTCATTCTCCTTTGCCACAATTGCAAAACTCATAAACCGTCTTGCTTATCTCTCCATAACACTTTTTGCACAAATCAACCTTTGCATAAAAATCAAAATCATCAAGGTTTGTTTCTGTGAAATCGTGCATCGTGTTTAATTCTTTTCCGCAATGGTCACATTTATATATTTCTTTTCTCATGCTCTCACTCTCCCATCTGCTTTATCCAATAAAAGAATAGTTCTATCTTGTCATTTCCAAATAATCTGCTTCGCTAATGATCTTACAACCAACTTGTTTTGCCTTTGCATTTTTACCAGAGGTAGAAGTAATATCATTGTTAATCAGATAGTTTGTCTTAGTACTTACCGAACTCACATACTTCCCACCATGCAGCTCAATATCTTCTACTAATGCATCTCTATTAGCAAACTGTTCTAATTTACCGGTTATACAGAATGTGGCTCCGTTCAGATTGATACCGTCCATTTTATTCTGTTGAGTTTCAGCGATAAAATTAAATTCTTGTTTCAGTTCTAAGAATTCAATCCAATGTTTATCAAACCAATCAACTAATGACTGGTACATCGTCTCACCAAATCCATCAATCATTAAGAAATTCTTTGCCTTATATTCAACCATCATATTACAGAACGTATCAATGCTTCCGTTGCAGAATTTTGAAATATCCTTACTTGCTGTTCTACCAATCAGCGGAATACTCTGTGCATATAAGAAACGCTCAAGTGTTGTATTCCTCTTCAGTTCAATCTCATTAAGCAGCTTCTCAACAGATTTCTTTCCGAATCCAGAGAGTTGTTCCCATTCAGATTTATGGTAATGCAGCTTAAATAAATCCTTTAGACAAGTTACCCACTCAACATAGATAAGATATTCCAATGTAGCTTCGGACAATCCTTCGATGTTTAATGCGTTCTTTGATACCGCATGAGACAATTTACCAAGGAGCTTACCTTGACAATTATCATTCATACAAACTAATACATTGGTTTCATTATCTTTCTGAATTTCTACTTTCCCACCACAAACAGGACATTCTCCTGGCAATTGAATATATCCATCACGATACCCTTCCGCAGATAGATTTTGAGCAACTTGTGGAATTATCATATTGGCTTTATACACTGTAATCGTATCTCCCGGTCTCAAATCAAGCTCAGTTAAGATGCTTACATTATGGACTGATGCACGAGACACTTCGGTTCCTTCGATTTCCACTGGATCGAATACTGCAACCGGACAAAGAGTTCCCGTCTTCCCCATACTCCATTCGATTTCTCTTAATGTAGTTTCATACACATCATCTTGAAACTTAAAAGCTATCTGAGATTTTACATGATGTCCAGTCATTCCTAAAGACTCACCATATGCTACATCTGCGTATCCAAATACAATTCCGTCAATCGGATATCCCTTTTCTTCCGCAACTCTTACAAGATTATTGATAATATTTTGAATTTCATCTTTCGAAGAGCCTTTTGTTACCTTGCAATAAGGAACAATCTCAAATCCAAGCTCGTCCAGCTTTAATAATCTCTCACAAAAATCATTGTCTTCCATTCCCTTGACAAGTTTCCATGCAATGAACTTAAGACCTCTCTGCTTTGCAATCTTACTATCAAGCTGCCGAATACTTCCACTGGCTAAATTACGAGGATTCTTATACTTCTCATCTTTCGGCAAAGGTGCGTTAATCTTCTCGAAAGTTGGATAATCAATAATCATTTCTCCATCTACAATTAAATCATCACAAGAAACTTTCAAAGGAATATTAGTAGTTACCTTTGCATTATGAAGTATATCTTCACCGATCTCGCCATTACCACGAGTCTCAGCCCCAATCAAATCTCCATTATATTGGAGTGAACATGTCAAGCCATCCATCTTTAACATCGCTATTCCATCATGATTTTTAAAGAAATTAACAATATCATCTACACTCTTCGTCTTATCAAGTGATAACATTGGATGGTTGTGCTTAATTTTATTCAGTTCAGATTTTACTTCATATCCAACATTCTGAGTTGGACTGTCAGCAAATATAATACCGGTTTCTTCTTCAAGTTTTTTTAACTCATCAACCAATGTATCAAACTCTTTATCTGACATAATCGTATCGCCAGTATTATAATAAGCATTACTTGCTGCGTTAAGTTCTATAATTAAACTTTTCATTTGTTCAATCTTATTTTCGTTCATATATACTCCTTTTTGTAGTCAGGTATCTAAATAGATACCCAACTACATAATTTAATTTCGGGGAAAATTGATAATATTGGTATTATTGGTTTACATTACCATTGATTATATCTTTTAATTTTGTTAAGCTTAGACAAAAATAATAGTAAACCATGCAAAATCGGATTTAATTTCATACATATCCTCACATTCATTATATGAAATATCTTCAATCATCGGAATATGTACCTCGCCTTCGCTATCATCACCAGCGCTAATGTATAATTCTTTCCCATTTTTGCTTAAAGAACACTCTCCCGGAATAAAAATTGATGACATTTTATTATTATTACAATACATTCCGACACTAATTTCTCTCTCATTAATCACCGCCTCATTTAATGTTGCAAATAAATTTTCAATTGTTTCCATTTTTACCTCCTTATGAAAGCGAGCTAATTATAATTGCCCCTTATAAATATTATTATATACTCTTTGTTTTGTCAATATACTAATTTAATTTCGTTGAGTTTCAGTATTAAAGGATACCTGATCTATATCAGGTATGCCTCATACTTATTATAAAATGCAGTCCTGGATTGAATATTACAATCGAACTGATTCTCGACTTCCCCATAATATTCAAACAAATACTGTTTTGCAGTCATCTGCTTTTCAGCAGCCTTCCTGTTTATAAAATCAATTTTCCCTGATTCTTTCAATGTGTGAGAGCTAATGTATTCGAATTCAGCTCTATTTCTTCTAATTTTCGCAGCCATTCTTTGATTGAAATTCGTTTTTGGATTTGTAATAATATTAGGGAAATCCTTCATAATAGTATCAGAAGGAATAAACTTATACGCTCTATCCCCATTAACACCATAGTATTCTTCTTCTTCATTAGCTGCATGTGCTAAGTGATATAATTCATTACTAGCTTGAATTATTCTGCCGGAATTTAATTTGACAAATATTCCTTTATCAGTCTCTGAAAAATCAGTTATTCTAAGTTCATAAAACTCACTAAACTCTTTCCCATAAATCCCTTCAAATAATCCCAAGATAAGGAATCCATCACAAGGATTTATTAATTTTCTCGCAAGACCTACAACCTGCTCTCTATCCATGATTTGCTTGTTTTTTAATATCTCATTTAAACAACCACGCAAAACATTACTATTAAATTCAGTAAAATGATTTTGAGAATCTGGAACAAGATTTTGCAATAAACACCATTGAGTATATCCACTTAAAAAACTATTCTTTGTGCTTAAAACGCTTAAACTTACCTCATTCCACGCTTTATACATATCAGAAATTTCATAATATGTAAAACATGACACATCTTTTCCTAAATCTTCTTCAAACTTTTTAACACTGTCAAAAATTCTTTGTGCAAATCCATTTGCTAAAATTGTCGTTTCTTCTTTATATTCTATATATCTATTTTTTAACTCTTTATTATAAAATTCATATTCTCTCTTTTCTCCCATGCTATTGTACCTCCGCAAAGATCTTATCTAAATCACTTATTAAGTTCTTGGTTATATTTCTACTTAATCTTACCTTTCTTTTATCAATTTTATCTGCTCGTTTTACCATTTCTTGAATATAACCATCCATATTATTCATCTCAACATCCTTTGTAAAGATATATAATATTATGATGATGTCCAAAAAAGAATATTTTTGAGTTAAGTATTTATCATTTACATTTGTCAAATAATTAAATTTTTCTCGTAAATCTTTGATAACATTTAATCTGAAAATATTTTCGTTTTTATATTCTTTGCTATTTGCATAAAAATAATTCACCGCTTTTACAAAAGCTGATAAAGGTATATTCCCGCCGGAATTATTTATTTCTCCAAATAAATTAAACGTTGAATCTTTGTTTAATCCATCTGCAATTCTATTAGAAACAGCAAATATATCCATTGTATTAGCATCTGCTTTGCTCAACCTTGCTCTTTGAGCTTCCTGGTATACAAAATACTTTGCTCTTTCTTCTGTGAAGTTAATAATACGAAGCTCCCAATTATAATTAAATTCTGGTTTTTCATCTTTTTCTTCACGCATTGCGACATAACGATGATATCCATCACAAATATCAAACCATCTTAATTTGTTGATGATTAATGTGTTATCACCGCTATCATAATAAAAATCTGCACTTTCGTCATCGACAGGAATATTTAACGTAATAGGAGTTGGTATATATTCTCCATTTCGCAATCTTTTACGTATTCCTTCTACCGTAGGTCTTTTAACGGTGACACTATAAAAATCATTACCGTTTTTAATTTTATGTGTCAGCGTTCTCTGAGTTTCCTCATTATAATTAATAAGTTGACTCTCTCGTAACTTCATAAACCATTCAGTATCAGTTACCCCAATCCACTGATCTTCTGTAACTTGATGACATTTGATAACTAATGGGAACTTAATTCTTTCGTCAGGTTTCTTTGTTGTAGAATATGTTTTAACTTCTACAGATGAATAAAATTTTTCTAATATATTATTACGTGTTTCTTCTTTATCTTCTAATACTTGCAATAGTCCGTCAAGCAAACAGAACAAAATATGATCATTCTGCTCACTTAATTTGCCTCTTGCGATCATATCCATAGTTATTCCATAAGGTATAGCATATTTCTCAAGTAAATACTCTCTTGTGTTTTCACACTTTTCATTATTCATTGCCACTTTTTCACATTTTGTTAATAAATAGTTTTCTAATTCTACTCTATCAACCTTCATATGCAGCCTCCTCCATATACCTCTTTACAAAAGAATATCACTATGCTTTTCTTTTGTAAAGTATTTTTTTTTGTTGAGTTAAATTTTTAAATTTTGGGACATGAAATTCATTGCTTCCTCTCTTGATTTATTTTTGCCTGAAATATATCTCATTGTGGTTGAAATATCGCTATGTCCAGCAGCTTCTTTTGTAGCTTTCGGATCGTGTCCACATGCTTCATAATAATTGGTTATAAATGCAGATCTTAGTTTATGTGGTGTTATTTGAAAACCAATTCCTTCTTTAGAATATTTTTTTACCAAATTCTCAACAGAATGTGCATTTATCCTTGTTCTATTATTTGATATGAACAATGCATCACATTTTATATCGCCCAACAACAATTCCCTTTTCTTTAACCATTGATTTATTATATTTTCTAATTCTTCTGAAATATAATATTCTTGTTTTGTTTCTCTCTTATCAATAACTTTGAGAATACGTTCTTCAAAATTTATATCTTCCAAGTTAATTTCAGTTAACGCTGTCCTACGCATTCCGGTAGTCATTAATAAATAAATAATAAGAACATCTCTTTCTCTCCATGTCTTTTGGAAACATTTAGCTCTATGATTCCCGACCCCTTTATTAACAGCAGCTAAAATTGAGTTTAATCCATCCATATCAATATTGGGTCTAAAAATATCATCTTTTGCCTTTGCAGGTTTCATTTGAGATTCAACACTTTTTGACTTCATAGGATTTTGATTTATTACCCCACTACCAGACAAAAAATCAAAAAATCTGTTTAAAATAAACCAATATGTTTTTTGATATGAAAACGATGTCTTTTTTATTTCTCCATTCTTATTGGTGTATCGTATTTTTTCTATAAAACGACCAACATCTGTTGTTGTAACATCCTTTATATCTTTATCTACAAAGTCCATAAATTTCTTTACTTTTATAATATATTCATACAAGGTAGTGGGAGTTGATGAGCCTTGTAATAAATAATAAAAGTCTGTCATGTATCCAGGTAAAGATACCAATACATTTTTTGTTCTTTGCGTTAATTTTAATTCATTTTCCAAACGTCCATTCATATATTTCCCTCTTCTAACTTTCTTTTTATTTCATGAAGCATCTTCAGTATTATATCTTTTGGAACCCTGTAACCATGTTTATCTAGTTCCTCAAAAATTTTATCAGTATGCAGATGGAACAAACCAACCATGCTTTGTTTATGCTTGAGATAATAGTCATATATAATTTTAACTTGTTCTTCATAATTCTGTGGATCTCGGCTTTTTTCGCTATAAGAAGCTGAAATATCTAAGTAAGCTCCAACCTCTCTTGCATAAACTTCAACTTCAGCTCCTGAAGGTCGATAATCATTTTCTTTCCAGCCAATCGGAACCTTACCAACCTTCCAATCATTAATTAACTTCCAGTTCCACTCGGCGTGACATGTAAGTTTTTCTTTATTTTTTTTCTTTTCGGCTTCTATATCATATACAATCAAACCATATTTTGCTTCCTTAATTGGATGATATGTACAGGTATCTTTTGCAAGCAACAAATCGTCACTTACTCTTCTAGTATGCCATGCGTACCAATTGTATTCAGCTCTTGCCGGATTCTTTTTATATAAGCTTGCATAAAAATCTTCAAATAATCCACTACAAACAGGTGGTTCTAATGCTGTGGTGTAAAAATATCTTCCTTCTTTTTTAGCAATCTCCCTAGATTCAATTGTTTCTTGTTTGCGTCTTTCATTTCTGTCTCTTTTTTCTTGTCGTTCTTCCTCACTTTTATTACGCAACACTTGATTACTTGTCATATCAAGTAAAACTCTATCAATATTACCATTTACATTATCAACCGTCCATAAGATTTCATGATTATTCTCAACCAATCTTAGCTTACCTTTTTGATCGGTATAATACTTATCATTGTTAATTCGCCCTCTTTCTCTTTTATTATTGTTAGCAATATCGTTCTTACAGGAATGTATAAAATATCCGATTCCTAACACTATCAATACAAATACGCCCAAATTATTTCCTCCTGTTAAACAAGAATATCTCCAAATACTGTTTTATATGCTTGTTTATCTTTTATTTCTAAGAACTTTGACTCATCCTTACACCACGGACACCAAATGTCTTTAATGTGTCCATTTTCTCTTTGACTATTTTTGAATCTTGGTAAGGGGAATGTATTATTACATTTTTGACAAATGAAATATGATATAACAAAACTTTTTCTTTTCATATTTTCTCCTTCCATTTAATTATATTAAGTTTACCATTGATTGTCAATTAATAAATTACCATAATTTATCACTCTCCTTCTAATAATAAAAAGAACACTAGAATAATCTAGTGTTCTAAAACATCAAACTTGTTCTGTATTATCATCTTCAACCGGAATTACTTCCAAAGCATCAATAACCAAATCTGCCGCTTCTTTATCAAATACAGTATAATCATATTCCTTATGCATTACAGCAACCCTTGCTCTTCTAATTGAATCTTGTAACACATCTGTTTTAGGAAGTATATCATCGATATTAATAATCTCATCTAATTCTTTACACATTTCATAAAAATCAGTTATAGTAGCTGCGGCTGTTACTCGAAACCTTAATGGAAGATGTAAATATGCCAATAATAATTGTATTACTGCAAACGGTTCACTTCCATGTCTCCCTTGAAAAATATGTAAAAGAGCACGTTTAGTATCAGTAGGTAATCCTTCACAAATATATTTAAACTCTTCATCAATTTTTTCGTCATTATCAAGTTCACTAATAGCATAAGGTGATAACAACTCTATATAATATGGAATCGGATTAAGTCCTAATGTTCTAAACCATTCACGACTTTCCAATAAATCAGGAATACTAACACCTCTTTCCCAATTTTGAACAGTCTTTTTAGATACTCCAACTTCATACGCCATATATTCTTGGGAGCGTCCTGCTTTTTCTCTGGCTTTGTAATGAGCGTGTGCAATCTTCATTCTTTTTTCTGTGTTAGATGGCATATTTTTTCTCCTAAAATAATAATTAAACAAGTAGAATTTTACTACTTAAAAACACTATCACAAATAGCATCTTTTTTCTACTAAAAATTTTGTTAAAATAGTATACTTTGGTACACTGACGTGAAACAATATTTATGTTATCTTATGTTTGCGTTAAGCAATCCACAAAAAATCCAAATCAATACTATACAAAGGGGGAATAAATAATTATGGATAAGATGGATAATAACAATACAAAAGATAATAATATAGTAACCATTCACGGAACATTTGTTACAGGATTCTCTTTTAGCCATGAAATTTATGGTGAGAAATTCTATATCACACATATAAATGTTCCAAGACTTAGTGATTCTATTGACACAATTCCAGTCATGATATCTGAAAGATTATTAGATGTCAAGAAGAACTATTTAGAACCAGAATACTATGTAGTAATCTCCGGTCAATTTCGTTCATTTAATCTGCATGGTAATAACGAAGAACATCATTTAGTGCTTTATGTTTTTGCTAAAGAGATTAACATTCTTAAGAATCCAAAATCAGAAGATATTTCAGTATTACCGAATAGTATCTTTCTTGATGGTTACGTATGCAAGAAACCCATTTACCGCAAGACACCATTAGGAAGAGAAATTGCCGATGTATTGTTGGCAGTAAATAATTCTTATGGTAAATCGAGTTATATTCCGTGTATTTGTTGGGGACGTAATGCTCGTTTTGCAGATACTTTTAATATCGGAGATCATATACAGATTACCGGACGTATTCAGAGCAGAGCATATCAAAAACAAGACACTCTTAAGGTTGCATATGAAGTTTCAGTTGCAAAACTTAATAAAGTTGAAGAAGTGGGGGCTGCTTAAGCCTCCACTTCTATGTTTTTCAACTCAGGTAATAATGTTTTAGAAAGAATAACAATCTCAGTATCACGTACTCTCCAGTTCCAATACATTCTATCGAAATCTGTCTGAGCATCTGCAACCTTTTCTTCGAACCACTTAAGAACTTTTCTCAATTCTTCAACCGGTAATGTCTCATAATAATCCTTCATAACTTACACCTCTTTCATATTGTTTTAAGTTATAACGAAATAGAAAACAGGTTGTGACAATCAAACTTAGGTTTTATTC